TTCTCAAGGGTCTGGACGTAGTTGAGCGTCTTGCGCATCACCCTCTTCTCGTCCTCGTCGTCGGTGGTGTCGCGTATCTCACGCAGGATGGCCTTGTCGTCTGAGGTTAGCATGTTGTTACTCCTTCTTGGTTAGGTGTTGAGTTGGGTGTCATTGATCCTTCTCCTCCTCGTCGTCGTCACGCAGGGCGTAGTCCTCCGTCACAGTGAACCAGACCAGCCAGCATATGGTCCCGGCTAGTAGGAAGAGGGCAGGCAGTGCCGGTGTGAGCCGCACACCGAACAGGTCGATTATGATGTCCATCATTGGTCGGTCTCCCTTCTTGGTTTCTTGGTTGGTTTCTTGGTTGTTTCCCTCACGTGATGCGCCAGACAGTCAGCAGCACCTTGCCATGTCCGATAGGGACAAGCATCGAGCGCCACTTCCAGCCAGCTACGTTGTCGCTGTTCAGCTTGTATATGCGCTGCCGCAGCGTGGCTGCTTGCTTCTGCGTCAGTAGGTATACGCCCGACTCTGCCACGGGCAGGGTCTTTAGCTCTTGGTTGGTGGGCAGATCGCTAACATTGTTAGTGAGGTAGGTGCGCGTGTCGGTTGCGCGTGGGTTGGGTGTGCGTGTGATTGTCGTCAGCATCGTTTTGCTCCTCTTCTTATCTTACATTGACCAGAACCGACGCAGGGCGTCGAGCGTGGCGTCGACTTCATTGGCTGTGAGTGCAGCAGCCGCCTCTCCCGCAGCGTTGGCACGTGCGGCCAGCAGGGCGAACCCTATGTCGTCATTGTGAGCATCGAGTCTCACGGCTGCGATGGTCATCGACACGCAGGGGGCGAGGATGCTCGGCATCGGCAAGAGTGTGCCTTCCAGCACAGCGCGCAGCGTCGGGTCGATGACGTGGGTAAAGGAAGGGATGGTGGGGGTGATAGGGGTGATAGGGGTGATGGTCTCGGTTGTCATGTCGTTTGCTCCTTCTTGGATAGGACTAACAATTGTTAGGGTATGCGCATGTCACAGGCTTGTGTGATTGTTTTGATTTCCTTGGCCCCCCTCATCTCCTCCCACCGGGCATCTTGTGGTTGGGGGAAAGCATGAACGTCGCCTGTTCGAGTGACGCCATGACGCGCACTGGACCGTTGTGAGATGGGATGTAGGTCGGCACCCTGCGCTTGGGTGTGCCCTCGGCGTGACCGAGGTCGTAGAAGTAGATGAGTTCGGGGGGTGTGTCCGCGTGGGTAGCAGGGCGACCATTGATGCCGTCGAGGTATCCTCGGTTATAGGCATTGTGCTTGGCGATGCGTTGGCTCGTCTTGTTGTGTGCCATGTCCATGTCCTCTTGCCTAACAATGTTAGGGCTTCGTGTGGTGTGCCGTCCGGCACGAGCGTGGATGGGGAGAGCCACTGGGTGAACTCCTACCATCTATTTATAACGTAGCACAATGTTATGCTTAATGCAATAGCTTCTAGCTGGGGGGTCGGCTGAAAGGCGCAAACGGGCACGGCAAAAACCCGAACGGGTGGGCACGGAGGATGTAAGGAAAATGGGGGTATTGTAAAAAGGTTGTTAAAAAAGTTTTTTACAAAAGAAACGGCTCGGAGGCAGGCTGGAGGCCGCAGAAAACCGACATTGTTATATATATATATATTTTAACAATAGATAAAGTAAAAAAGAGAGAGATTTTACGGAAAAAGAATAAGTCCGGGTTTTTTGGGGTGGTGCTGCACCTGCACAGAGGGCCGAACGAAAAACCCTCCCTTATGCCGAAAATCCGTCTTACATTTTACAAAGCGCAGAAATCCGCCATTCCTGTCTTACATTACCTCTTACATTGCTTACATTATTTTTTACAACCCCGCTTGACAGGTCGCCCTAACAGTGTTAGCTGCGGGGCAGCTAACAGGTCTGGCCCACCCTTCCGGCCCTTCACTCCGTCCGGCCCGCCCTTCCATCCATTATGGCTGGGGAACTATCAGCGGAAACTATCCTAAGTGGGCGCTCGGAGCGCGGACGCAAAAAGGCCGGGAGTTTCCCCCCGGCCTTGGCGCTACCCTAACAATTGTTAGGCTTACTTAATGGTGCGAACATCTAAGTTGAGGTGCTTTGCCATAGCAGCGGCAAGGTCAGCGGCGAACGCGGTCAGCTTGGCATTGTCCGACTTGTTCATGCGCTTCCACAAGCGAGTGCTTTCCTCAATGGCGAACAACATGTCAGACCGCTTGGCCGGGTTCGCGCCCTCGCCCTCGCCCTCGCCCTCGCCAGCCGGGAGAGGTGAGCCGTCCGCCATAGTCTTACCATTGGGAGCCAAGCCAGCCCGGAGATTGCGCCCATAGTCACGGATACGCTTGCCCGGAACCGATGGGTTAGTGTGCCCGGCTTTGCGGAACCCGGCATAGACGGCTTTCCAATAAGGCGCAAAGATGGTGGCATTATCGCTGCGTTCCTCATTGGCAATGTTATACCAGTCAAACGTCATCAGGTCATTCAGCTTGGCCGCGATGCGGATATGTGAGCCGTAGGCGTTAGACTCCGCTTCCACCATATCATTGATCAGCTTGTCGAGAGGCTGATTGTTGTCAATCTCGATTGCCTTGCCGTCGACAATAACAGTGTTGATAGCCATAACGTATTACTCCTATGTGCCCTTATCCAAGGGCGGGATTGTCGGAAGCGGTTAGTCGCTTTCGATGATTGAAAGATGAACGATAAATCAGGGGAATGCAAGGGAAAAATGAGGGGCAATGACGATTAGGCTAACAATTGTTAGGGTAAACAGGCCAAAACCCACGGAAAACCGCCATTTCTAGCGAAAAACGTGGGGGGCGGGGGGCAGGCGGGGGGTAGGGGATATGACTCCCGCGTGCGCGTAACCCACCGCACCCCGACCCCCCAAACCAGCGTTGGGACTCCGCCACTCCTGTATACATACTGTTCTGCACATCCCACGACCCAGCCACAGTTCATCACCACCGTCGCTGCCCCTGCGCATAGCGCTCACCCTCTTAAAATGCTTACTCCTACGGGGGTACCCCTTACTTTTATTCCCCGGACGACCGGCACCCCGCTCTCTAGGAACACCCCCCGTCAATGGTACCTTGACCTCCCTACGAACGTAGGGGTATGTATAAATTCTGCATCCCTCAAACCGGACGCTGCACCGACATGCCCATTGTGAATTTAGAGCCGACCGACGAGTACCCTGTACCATTTAGTCTGGACTCGGATGAGCCCGCGACGTTCGTCGAAGCTGTTGAAGTAGCAGCAAACACCGCAGAGCTGATGGTCGCACTGGGTGCCCCTCTTGAAGTAGACCCGCAGACCGAGGAGCGCGAGAAGCGCCTGCTTGAAGCGGTGATCAACAACAAGAAGAAGGAGCCCCTGCACAGGGTGAACACCGCCTATGCGGCGTCGGCCTTCCTTCAGACCTACGGCAAGAATCTTGCATTTGATGCGGCACAGGCGCGTGCTGCCATTACGTCCAAGCTCATGGAGATCGCCAACTGCGGCGACACTAAGTATGAGCTGAAGGCTCTTGAGCTGCTTGGTAAGCACAGCGACATCGGCCTGTTCACCGAGCGCAGCGAGATTACGATCAACTACAAGAACCCCGAAGACCTTGAGAATGCCATCAAGGAGCGCGTCAAGCGCCTGCTCAATGCGGATGTCATCGACGTCACGCCTCTCGGGATGGACCTAGATGATGAGCTGGGGGTGTATACCCCACCCAAGAGCGACGCCGAAGAAGACGACGACGAGGACGAAGAAGACGACGGGGACGACGACGAAGACGACGGGGATATTTAATGGCTAGTGCCAGCCTCCTCGACTCTGTGTCGCTGCGCGACATCCCGGCTATCCTGCCCGGTCTGTCGCTGGCGGACCAAGAGGTGCTGCTCGCCGAACTGGAAAAATTAGAAACCCTTAAACGACAGAAGCTTGCGCAGACGCGGTTCATGAAGTTCGTTGAGGCTGTCTGGCCGACGTTCATCGGTGGGCGGCACCATGCCATCATGGCAAATGCGTTCGAGAGGGTGGCCAGAGGGGAGCTCAAGAGGCTCATCATCAACATGCCGCCCCGACACACTAAGTCGGAGTTCGCGTCCTACCTGCTCCCCGCGTGGTTCCTCGGTCAGTACCCCCACAAGAAGGTCATCCAGTGCTCCCACACGGCTGAGTTGGCGGTGGGCTTCGGTCGTAAGGTGCGTAACCTCGTCGACACCGAGCAGTACCATGAGATTTTCCCCGACCTTAGCCTCAGCGCGGACAGCAAGGCCGCAGGCCGGTGGAACACCAGCAAGGGTGGCGACTATTTCGCTATCGGTATCGGTGGTACGGTGACCGGGAAGGGCGCTGACGTGCTCATCATCGACGATCCGCACTCGGAGCAGGAAGCCGCACTGGCGGAAATCAACCCGGACATCTACGACAAGACCTACGAGTGGTATACCTCGGGCCCACGGCAGCGTCTCCAGCCGGGTGGGGCCATCGTCGTCGTCATGACGCGGTGGTCGAAGCGCGATCTGACCGGGCAAGTGCTCAAATCAGCCGCTCAGCGGGGCGGGGATGAGTGGGAAGTCATTGAATTTCCAGCGATTTTGCCCTCTGGGAACCCCCTGTGGCCGGAGTTTTGGAGCCTCAAGGAGCTTGCGGCGCTCAAAGAGGAGCTGCCCAACTCAAAATGGCAGGCTCAGTACCAGCAGGCCCCGACAAGCGACACTGCGGCCATCGTCAAGCGCGAGTGGTGGAAGATGTGGGAGCGGGAGACGCCCCCACAGTGCGAGTTTGTGCTCCAGTCGTGGGATACGGCCTTCGAGAAGACCCAGCGTGCCGACTATTCGGCGTGTACCACATGGGGCGTCTTCTACCACCCTGACGACAACGGCATAGATCAGGCCAATATCATCCTCCTCAACGCGTTCCGGGACCGGATGGAGTTCCCGACGCTCAAGCGCACTGCCATTGAGGAGTATAGGGAGTGGGAACCCGACTCGATCATCATCGAAAAGAAGGCATCTGGGGCCCCGCTCATCTACGAGATGCGCGCCATGGGTATACCGGTGCAGGAGTTCACCCCCAGCAGGGGTAACGACAAGATCAGCCGCCTCAACGCCTGCTCGGACTTATTTGCTTCGGGCCGCGTGTGGGCACCCAACACCCACTGGGCCGAGGAAGTCATCGACGAAGTGGCCAGCTTCCCCGGCGGAGAGCACGACGACTATGTCGACTCGGTATCGCTGGCGCTTATGCGCTTCCGCAAGGGTGGCTATGTGACTACTGCGCTAGACGCAGAAGACGAACCAGTGTATTTCAAATCCCATCGCAATCAGGGGTATTACTGATGGCCACGCAGAAGTTCATGGGGCGCAACCAGATCGTCGACCGTCTGACCGCACAGGTCGGGGACGAGAAGCTGGCCCGTAGCATTCTCATCAAGCGTGGTCTGCTGCGTGAAGATGGGTCACTCACCGCCAAGGGGCGCGAGCGCGACCGTATGACTGCCGAGGAGCGTGCGATTGACCGGGCAGCACAGCGGTCGAAGCACTCCCACAAGGACTATACCTATGATCCCCGGACTAACCGGGCCACGCTCAAGAGGAAGATATGATGGTCAAAGCGCTTTATCCCATCGGCAAGACCCAGTGGCGCAAGTGGAACGACGCACAGCGCACCGCCTTCAATGAGGCGCGTGCGGAAGGCGTTTCGTTTGCCGACGCTGTAGCAGGTGCGAACCAGACGGTGGCTGAGAAGAAAAAGGACGTTTTCGACGTGATCGAGGACGTTGCTGAGGTTGTGGCGACCGTAGCCCCGGCTATCACCGCTGCGCGGACAGTTGTCCGTGCGGTCAAGGGCAAGAAGGGTAAGTAAATGGCCATCGACAAAGCCCTCAATCCGGCCCCGATGGGTCTCAACGGGTTGGATATGCTCGACAACGAGCCCGCCATTGAGATCGAGATCGAGGACCCGGAATCCGTGACCATTGGCATGGGTGACGTAGAGATCGAGATCGACCCCGACGAGGACGACGACGGCTTCAACGAGAACCTTGCCGAGAATATGGACGAGGGCGAGCTGGCTGAGCTGGCGGGCGACCTGCTTGGTGAAGTCGAGGAAGACACCAACAGCCGCAAAGAGTGGATACAGACCTACGTCGACGGGCTTGAGCTTCTGGGTATGAAGATCGAGGACCGGACCGAGCCATGGCCCGGTGCGTGCGGCGTCTACCACCCGCTCCTGAGCGAAGCTCTGGTCAAGTTCCAAGCGGAGACCATGACCGAGACGTTCCCTGCGCAGGGCCCGGTCAAGACCGAGATTATCGGCAAGGAAACCCCTGAGACGCGTGACGCTGCTGCGCGTGTGCAGGAGGATATGAACTACCAGCTCACCGACGTGATGGTCGAGTACCGGCCTGAGCACGAGCGGATGCTGTGGGGTCTGGGCCTTGCGGGTAACGCCTTCAAGAAGGTCTATTTTGACCCGTCGCTCGACCGGCAGACGGCGATGTACGTCCCGGCTGAGGATGTCATCGTGCCCTATGGCGCGTCCAGTCTGGAGACTGCTGGCCGTGTGACCCACGTCATGCGCAAGACGCCCAATGAGCTCCACAAGCTACAGGCGTCGGGCTTCTACCGTGATGTCGAGCTTCCGGACCCTACCAACACGCTGGATGAGGTCGAGAAGAAGATCGCCGAGAAGATGGGCTTCCGCGCTGAGGCCGATGACCGGTACAAGCTGCTGGAGATACACGCCGATCTCGTGCTGGCGGACGACAAGCTGGCTGCGGATGAGACCAAGAGCGACGTCGCGGTGCCATATGTGGTGACCATCGACAAGGGCACGCAGACAGTGCTGTCCATACGCCGCAACTGGCAACCGGACGACGCGAAGAAGGCCAAGCGCAACCACTTCGTCCACTATTCTTACATTCCCGGCTTCGGCTTCTACGCCTTCGGCCTGATCCACCTTATCGGTGCGTTCGCCAAGTCGGGCACCAGCCTCATCCGCCAGTTGGTCGACGCGGGCACGCTGTCGAACCTGCCGGGTGGCTTCAAGACCAAGGGTCTCCGGGTCAAGGGCGATGACACCCCTATCGCCCCGGCGGAGTGGCGTGATGTTGACGTTGCGTCGGGTACGATGCGCGATAACATCATGCCACTCCCCTACAAGGAGCCGAGCCAAGTCCTCTACACGCTGCTGGGCACCATCGTGGAAGATGGGCGTCGTATGGCGTCGGCAGCGGATATGAAGATCAGCGACATGTCGTCGCAGGCTCCGGTGGGCACGACGCTGGCCATCCTTGAGCGCACGCTCAAGGTCATGTCGGCTGTGCAGGCGCGCATCCACTACTCGATGAAGCAGGAGTTCAAGCTCCTCAAGGCCATCATCCGCGACTACACGCCCGAGGAGTATAACTACGACCCCGGCGAAGGCGACCGCAAGGCCAAGAAGAACGACTACGACCGGGTCAACGTCATCCCGGTGTCGGACCCCAACGCCGCCACCATGGCGCAGAAAATCGTGCAATATCAAGCAGTTCTGCAACTCGCGCAGGGTGCGCCGCAGTTGTACGACCTGCCCTATCTGCACCGGCAGATGCTCGACGTGCTCGGCATCAAGAACGCCGAGAAGCTCGTCCCACTCAAGGACGGTGACGAGATGAAGCCGCGTGACCCGGTCAGCGAGAACATGGACGTCATCAACGGCAAGCCGGTCAAGGCGTTCATCTACCAAGACCATGAGGCTCACATTACCGTCCATATGTCGGCGATGCAGGACCCGAAGGTCGCTGCGCTGATGGGCCAGAACCCCAACGCGCAGGCCATGATGGCGGCGATGCAGGCCCATATCGCCGAGCATCTGGCGTTCGAATATCGCCGTCAGCTTGAGCAGCAGGCCGGGGTACCGCTGCCTCCGCCCGACGCTGAGATGGATGAGAGCACTGAGCTGGCCGTCTCGCGGTTGGCCGCAGCCGCCGCTGGCCAGTTGCTCCAGAAGAACCAAGCTGAGGCACAGGCCCAGCAGAACCAGCAGATGGCCCAAGACCCCATCGTGCAGATGCAGCAGGCTGAGCTTCAGCTCAAGGCCAAGGACGTCGAACTCAAGGAGAAGAAGCTCCAGATCGACGCCGCTGACAAGGCTGACCGCCTTGATGTCGAGCGTGAGCGCATCGCCACGCAGAAAGAAATCGCTGGCCTCCAAGCGGGGGTCAAGATTGCAACGGATAAGGCCAACCTGTCCGCCAAGGAGCAAATGGAAGGACTTCGCATCGGCGTCGATATTGCCCGCGAACAAGCCCAGATGCAGAACCAAGCCCCTGCTTCCCCAACCCAGAGCCCAGAGGAGCGTGAATGAGTAGTGACCTTTTGGTGTACCTATCAAAGAAGGTACAGGACGAGATAACGCGTCTGTCCGACGATATGTCTCGTGGCACCGCCAAGGATTTTGGTGAGTATAAGTACGTCTGCGGCATTGTCCGTGGGCTTATGATGACCAACAGCATCCTCGAAGAAACGTCGCAGCGGATGGAGAAGGACGATGACTGAGATCATCGGCTCCACCAAACCCGCTCTCGTCGATCTCGCTGGGCGTCCCATACCCAAGGTGGGCGCAGCACCTGAGGTGCCTGTCGAAGAGCGTGCAAAGCAGCTTCCGGACCCGTCTGGCTACCGTCTCCTGTGTGCCATCCCTGAAGTCGATAAGACGACCGATGGGGGCATCATCAAGGCCGATATCACCATCCACCATGAGGAGCTGTTGGCGACGACCCTCTTCGTGCTGAAGGTGGGCCCGGACGCGTACAAGGACGAGAAGCGGTTCCCATCCGGCCCATGGTGCAAGGAAGGTGACTTTATCATCGTCCGCCCGCACGCCGGGTCGCGCATCAAGATTCATGGCCGTGAGTTCCGCATTCTCAACGATGATGCGGTCGAAGCTGTCGTGGAGGACCCGAGAGGCATCTCTCGCGCCTAACGGGGGCGTTCCCCGTACAAAGGAGAAGACTAATGGCTACCCAGCCGAATGACGACGATTTTTCGTTCGAGATTGAAGACGACGCTGCCCCTGCATCCGCCGCCGACAGTGATTTCGACTATGATGTCGAAGACGATACGCCTGAGGAAGACCGTGGCCGAGAGCCACTGCCGCAGGAGATCGTCGATGAGCTTGAGAAGGACGAGCTCGGGGAATACTCCGAGAAGGTCAAGATTCGCCTCAAGCAGATGAAGAAGGTCTGGCACGACGAGCGCCGCGCAAAGGAGCGTGAAGCCCGCGAGAAGGCCGAGGCTCTGTCTGCGGCCCAGCGCCTGCTGGAAGAGAACCGTAGGCTCAAGGCCAGCGTGAACGAGGGCGAGCAGGTACTCGTTGGATCGTTCAAGCAGAACGCCGAGATGGAGCTGGCGGAAGCACGCCGCGCCTACCGCGATGCCTATGAAGCTGGTGACACCGACAAGGTCATCGCCGCTCAAGAGAAGCTGTCTGCTGCACAGTTTAGGCTTCAGCAGGTTGAGTCGTATCGTCCTACTTTACAAGGTGTAGAGGACGATGTACAACAATACCAACAGCCTGTGGCTATTCCGCAGCCAGACGCCAAAACTGTTGCGTGGCAAGAGCGCAATACGTGGTGGGGTACGGACCCGGAAATGACGGCCTCGGCTCTTGGGCTTCACCAGAAGCTCGAACGCGAACGTGGCCCGCAGTATATCGGGTCCGACGAATATTGGGGCGTCATCGACAAAACGATGCGTCGTCGTTTCCCGGAGTATTTCGGGGATGACAAAGCGACCACCGACAAACCCGGTCGTGCAGGGACTAAGCCTGCCAACGTCGTCGCACCCGCTTCCCGCAGCACATCCCCCAAGAAGATCGTGCTGAAGCAGTCCCAGCTTACCATTGCGCGCAGACTGGGCCTGACCCCCGAGCAATATGCTCGTGAACTTATGAAGATGGAGCGCTGAACATGGCAGAAACTCGCCTCTCACGAGAACTGGAAACCCGCGTAGATATGGAGCGCCCGCAGTCGTGGGCACCGGCATCTGGTCTCCCTGAGCCTGATCGCCAACCCGGCTACGCATACCGGTGGATTCGTGTCACTACCCTCGAACAGTCGGACGCCAAGAACGTCTCGGCAAAGTTCCGCGAGGGCTGGGAGCCGGTACGGGTAGAGGAGCAACCGAAGCTCCGATTCCTATCGGACCCCGATAGCCGCTTCAAAGATAACATTGAAGTCGGTGGGCTGTTGCTCTGCAAGATTCCGAAGGATTTCATGGCTCAACGTCGGCAGCATTTTGCTGGCAAGAACCGGGATCAGATCAATTCTGTGGACAACAATTTCATGCGTGAGAACGATGCGCGGATGCCGCTCTTCCAAGAAAAGCGGTCAAGCACGTCGTTCGGCAAAGGCAGATAACAGGAGCTAGGTATGTCTTACCCGAGTGTTGATGCCCCTTATGGGCTTATCCCGATCAATCTGATCGGCGGGCAGGTTTTTGCTGGTGCTACCCGTCAGATTCCAATTGCCGCCAGCTCCGCGACCGCCATTTTCTATGGTGACGTCGTGCGTTTGGCGGACACTGGTACTCTGGCCAAGGACACCGGCACGAGCGCTGCTACCCCCGTTGGCGTGTTTCTGGGCTGCTCGTACACCGATCCGGTGTTCGGCAAGACCTTCCGCCAATTCTACCCCGGTGGCGTGACGGCTACGGACATCCAAGCCTATGTGCAGGATGACCCGGACGCTCTGTTCAAGGTCGCCGTCGTGTCGAGCGGTACCACCATCAGCTTCGTCAACCGTACTTCGGTCGGTAACAACGCTGTTCTGGTGCAGAATGCCGGTTCGACCTTCAATGGCAACTCGCGGGTCGCGGTCAGTTCAACGACTGCCACTACCTCGACGTGGCCGGTTCGTATCATTGATGTCGTCCCTGAGACGGCTACCGTTGGCAACCCCGGTTCTTTCACCGAGGTCATCGTCAAATGGAATCAGGGTATGCACCAGTACCTCAACCCGACTGGCGTCTAAGGAGACTGAACAATGGCAATTTCACGCGCACAACTCCTCAAGGAGCTCCTGCCCGGTCTGAACGCCCTGTTCGGTCTGGAGTACGCCCGCTACGGCGAAGAGCACAAGGAAATCTTCGAAACGGAGACTTCCGAGCGTTCGTTCGAAGAAGAAACCAAGCTGTCCGGCTTCTCGGCGGCTCCGGTCAAGAACGAAGGTTCTGCTATCGCCTACGACAACGCGCAGGAAGTGTTCACTGCTCGCTACAACCATGAAACGATTGCCCTCGGGTTCTCGCTCACGGAAGAAGCGATTGAGGACAACCTCTATGACTCGCTGTCGTCGCGGTACACCAAGGCTCTGGCCCGTGCCATGGCTTACACCAAGCAGACCAAGGCTGCTGCGGTCCTGAACAACGGCTTCGACACCGATTTCCCCGGTGGCGACGGCCAGCCCCTGTTCTCGAACGCTCACCCGCTGGTCTCCGGTGGCACCAACTCGAACATCCCGGCCACTGCTGCCGACCTGAATGAAACGTCGCTTGAAGCGGCTGTCATCCAGATCGCTGGCTGGACGGATGAACGTGGCCTGCTGATCGCGGCGAAGCCGCGCAAGCTGGTCGTGCCGCCGAGCCTGATGTTCGTCGCTACTCGACTGCTGGAGACCGAACTCCGCGTGTCGACTGCCGACAACGACATCAACGCGCTGAAGTCGAACGGCTCGATTCCGGAAGGTTACACCGTTAACCACTTCCTGACCGACACCGACGCGTGGTTCCTGACCACCGACGTGCCGAACGGCCCCAAGCACTTTGTGCGTACGCCGATGTCCACCGGCATGGACGGTGACTTCGACACCGGCAACGTCCGCTACAAGGCCCGCGAGCGCTACAGTTTTGGGTGGAGTGATCCTCTCGGAATGTACGGTTCCGAAGGCGCTGCCTAAGGAAGCAGGGGGAGGGGAAGAGGGAAACCTCTTCCCCTCTTTTCTTTTTAGTGTTATCCATAGCGACCTAGGGATTACCTCCCGCCGACTGACCTAGCAGACGTAGCAGAGACGGCGAGAGGGTGTGCTGCTACACGGAGAAAGATTATGGCGAATACCACGTTCAATGGCCCCGTTCGTTCGCAGAACGGCTTCCAGACCGTCACTATTGCTGACGGCACCGGTACCGAAACCGTCACCGGCACCTTCGGTGCCAACACCACGCTGACCGGCAACCTCACGGTTGACAGCGGCACCGCTCCCACCGCTGGTGGTATGTCGGCGCTCCTCATCAGCTCGACCGCCGGTCTTGGTATCTATGTCGGCTCGGGCGTTCCGACCGTCTCAGCGGCTCAAGGTTCGCTGTACCTGCGCACCGACGGCAGCAGCACCAGCACTCGTGCGTATATCAACACGAACGGCTCGACCACGTGGACGGCAATCACCACCGCCGCCTAATCTGAAGGTGCTGTATGCAGTCCCAGAAGAGCTACGATCTAGCGGGTAAGAGCATCTTCATTGCTCTGCCCGCCTACGACTTCAAGGTGTCCTTGAAGCTGGCGGTATCGCTCGCCCGCTTCGCACAGGCAGCGCCGCAGCATGGTATCGACATTCAGATTGGCAGCATCTGCGGCTGCTCTGTTGTCTCCCGCGCCCGCAACCTGCTGGTGAAGGACATGCTGGAGTCGGACTGCGACTACCTGATCTTCATCGACAGCGACATCAACTTTGAGCCGGAGGACATCCTCCGGCTCATGGCATGGGCGTCTGATCCGAGAAAGGGTATCGTCGCTGCTGTCCCGCGCACGCGCAGTGAGGACAAGGTCTATATCGCCAACCTCGACTATGACGAGCAGGGCGAGCTGACCATGAACGGTATGGGGCTGGTCCGCGCCGAGCGCGTTGCCACTGCCTTCATGATGGTCCGCCGTGAGGTCTTCGTGACCATGGAAGCGGCCCACCCAGACTGGAAGTATTACGATAAGCGCAGCGACCGTGTGTTGCCCTGCCTGTTCGACTTCAAGCTCACCGAAGAGGGCTACATCGGGGAGGACTTCCTCTTCTGCGACCGGGCCCGCGAGCTTGGCTTTGAGGTCTGGGTCGACCCCTCGATTACCTTGGGTCACATGGGTGTGCAGGAGTATGTCGGCAATTTCGGCACCGACGTCCTCTACCCGATGATCGTGCCGAAGTCGGAGGCAGCATAATGGCTAAGACCCCCGCATGGCAGCGCAAAGAGGGCAAGAATCCCAAGGGGGGTCTCAACGCCAAGGGCCGCGCATCCTACAACAAAGCCAACCCCGGCAAACCGGGCCTCAAGCCACCAGTTTCGGCTGGGCAGGCAAAGAAGTCGCCAAAATCCGCCGCACGCCGTAAAAGTTTTTGCGCCCGAATGTCTGGGATGCCGGGACCGATGAAGGACGATAAAGGACGTCCGACTAGGAAGGCTTTGTCACTGCGGAAGTGGGACTGCTGACATGGAGACACTGACCAAAACCTGCACCCGGTGCCGTGAAGTTAAGCCGATGGATGCCAAGAATTTCCCCCTGCATAACCGAACCAAATCCGGCTTTGATAGCTGGTGCCGGGGATGCCGGTCGGCGTATCGCAACGATATTTGTCGGGGTAAGTTCCGCGACACGATCAGCGATGAGGATTTGAAGCATATCAAGGCGACTACCCACGAGTGTGTTATTTGTGGGTCTGAGGAACCACTCGTTGTCGACCATGACCATGATACTGGGGCTGTCCGTGGGATGTTGTGCAACCACTGCAACAGAGGGCTGGGTCATTTCCGGGATAATCCCATTCTGCTGGAGTTCGCCGCCCAATATTTGTATGCCAGCAAGGACGCTCCCGAATGGGACGAATATCTACGGAAGCACGGGGGCTGACATGGGCGCTGACGTCGAACTCCTGATCTGGAACATCATCCTCACCGCAGTGATGGGGATTATGGGTTTCTTCCTCAAAGGTAAGATTGACGAGCTGTCACGCCTTGGCATCTTGCTCAACAAGACCCGTGAAGAGATCGCACGGGACCACGTCACCCGCGCTGAGATGAACACGACCGTCAACCAGTTGGGAGAGCGGTTCGACAAAGCGTTTGAACGTATCGAGGCCAAGCTCGACGCCATGGCGAGAGGAAACTGATGCCGAGCAAGAGCGCCAAGCAGAAGAAGTTCATGCGGGCGGTTGCCCACAGCCCGAAGTTCGCCAAAAAAGTAGGCGTATCACAACGGGTGGGCAAAGAGTATGAAGCAGCCGACAAGCGCGTTGCTTCGCGTGCAGAAGGAGGACAGGTTATGATGAACAAGATGGGAATGCGTGGCCGTATGGCTTCAGTTGCTCCGACCGGTGGGCCCGCAATGGGTCGCTATGCCAAGGGTGGCTCAATCGACGGCTGTGCCAAGAAGGGCAAGACCAAAGGCAAGATGGTCACCATGGCCCGTGGCGGTTCGTGCGGGATGAAGAAGGGTAAGTGAAATGCGCCCAATCCAAGTGAGTGTGTCGGATGCCAGCGGTGGGGCGAAAAACTCCAACGCCGCTGTGCTCGACTATTATGGGCGTCCTGAAGTGTCGCTTCAGATCGTCGTCACCGGCACCGCCAACTACACCGTCCAGCAGACGCTCGACAACCCGCTGGAAGCCGGGGTCACACCCACTTGGTTTGACCACCCGGACGTGAACTTGGTTGCTCAGACGGTCAACCGGCAGGGTAACTACGCCTACATTCCGGTGGCGGTCCGCATCCGGCAGAATAGCGGTAATGGCTCTGTTGTCCTGACAATCGTCCAGTCGGGTCTGCATCCGTAATGTCGATTGGGCTCTACAGTGGCGTCTCTGGCCTCGCACTCGGCACGGGGCTTTACCGCGACGTGTCCGGGCTGTGGTCGGGGGCGTCCGGCCTGCTGGCCGGGTTTGATGGGAATGGGATCACCCCCACGCTCATCCTCGACTTTGTAGGGCCCTCGACTACGGGTGTGTCGCTGACCGCTGACTTCACGGCGGGCACGTACGAAGCGTATGTGTTGGATGTCTCTGAGCCGCAGGCCGGGTTCATCAATATTCAGGTCTGGAGTTAACCAATGCCTCTCGTCAGTCGCACCTTTGACCAGCTCATCAACTTCACGCGCACTAGCGCGGCGACGTTTGTTGGTAGCAATGGCCTCGTTCAGACCACGCCCGCGTCGGTGAATATCCTGACCTTCACGCAGGAGTTGGACAACGCTGCGTGGACCAAGACGTCTGTGACGATCACCGCGAACAGCACTGTTGCGCCGGACGGTACATCGACGGCTGACACGGTCACGGCGACCGCTGCCGCCAGCGCCCATATAGTATTTCTTTCCGCGACTACCCTTGCAGGCGCAACGCAGTGGACAGTTTCGGTGTATGCCAAGGCTGGAACCCATGGGTTCATGCAAATCCTGCACTCATCCAACCCGGACTATTTTGCCAACTTTAACCTGACAACCGGCGTTGTCGGCACAAAAGGTCCGGGCGTTCCGACGAGCGCCATTACTTCAGTCGGTGACGGCTGGTATCGGTGCAGTATGACGTTCACACCGTTGGCTGCGGGGACCATTCGCTTCAGTGTCGTCTCGTCGGCTTCCGCTGTGTACAACGAGTCGTGGACCCCGGCAGGGACCGAGACTTTCTTCCTGTGGGGCACGCAGGCTGAGATCGCCGCTGCGCCGACCACCTACACCCGCAACTTCGGCGGCGTCTTCCCGCCCCGGTTCGACTACAACCCGGTGACGCTGGTCCCTCGCGGCCTGCTGATTGAACAGCAGGTGACGAACCTGCTGTTGTACAGCGCGCAGTTCGACAATGCGTACTGGACGCCTTCTGGCACCACAGTCACGGCCAACACCTCTGTGGCACCGGACGGCACAACGACCGCAGATACGTTTGATGACGGCGTTACAAGCGCCTTGCACCGTGTGTTCCGTTCGTCGATCACGTACACCGCTGCCGCGCAAACCGTGTCGATTTATGCCAAAGCAGGGACCGGCGCATGGTTCCAGTTTGTCGCTTTTGATGGCACGAACACCTTTTATGCCAACTTCAACGTATCGACAGGCGCGGTCGGCAACAAAGCTGCTGGCGTCACTTCGTCGAGTATCACACCCGCCGGTAACGGCTGGTATCGTTGCGTCATGACAATGACCACGCTGGCAACGGCTGCGGGCAACTTTCAGATCGGAATGCTCGACGCCGACACCGCTTCGGCTACGCCGACGTTCACTGGCGCCAACCGCACTCTGTTTATGTGGGGTGTGCAGCATGAAGTTTTGCCGTTCGCCTCAAGCTACATCCCCACGGTCGCATCACAGGTCACGCGGACGTCGGACCAGCCGACAATCGCCGCGCCCAATTTTGCGTCATGGTACAATTCGTCGGAAGGTACGCTGGTCACTGAATATGATGTGATCGGTATCAACACTTCTTCGGAAGTCGTGGCGACTATCTCGGACGCCACGGCCAACAATCTATTCCTCCCCTTCGTCAATTCCGGCGGGTCTACCT